GGTGTCTTGCTCCCCAAGCGTTTGCACGAATGACTTTATCCTCGCTGATTCTTCCCGCAGCCATCTCACGGGCCTCACGAATAGTTCTCGCCACAAGACCATCACCACCGAGACCCTGCCCGTAGTAGTCCAAACCTTTGCGAGCAGCATCACGAATGTAGGCGGGGACATCGAAGGAGAGTTGTCGTCCGTACACGTTGTCGTATGGCTGATATTGCGGGTCTTCATCGTTGACATCTCCAGTCTGAACGGTTTGTCCCGGGTTCTCGTTCGGCAGACCCTTGACTGGTTCCCAAGCGTTGCAGTAGAAGGCTGGTGAAACTTCGGCATCCCAACGCTTGCAATAGAACCTCTTGAAGAATCCGCAGTTGCCACAGTTCCGATTCGCAGGCACATCTGGATTCGCTGCGGGTCGGTAGTTGTCTGGAAGTTCACGATCCTCTGCATCGTCGTCATCTGGTGTGTCGCCATAGGACGCGGTCTCCTCGTCCTCGTCGTCTGGTTCTTCAAGTTCGCCGATACGAGTCAGCGTCGAGAACTTGTGTCCGACGATCACATCGGTATCTTCCCAGCCTCCCTCGACTCGCTGATAAATCTGGATTAGGGCCACCGGGTCATCTTCGGAGGCTTCCAACTCGAAGTCGGTACCTGGCACGCGCACTCTGCCCGAACGGAAGATTTCCTTGATTTCGCCACGCGCACGACCACCCGAACTATTCCACGAAACATAATCACCAACCATCAACTCATCAGGACGAGCACGCTCACCACCCGGCTCCATCTCCTCAGCAATCGACACCGCAACCATCTGATCGATGGCATCCTGCTTGTTGGTATGGCAACCGATGACTTCACCGTCTTCCTTCTCGACCGCCCAGCCTGAGCAGTCGGGGTTGGAGTCCGAGATGAAGTACGGCATCAGAGTCTCGACACTGCGACTTGCACCGTCGGCGTACCAGCTTCAGCAATCGCCCACATCTCCGCATTCGGTGGCAACGTGAAGTTGATGTCCAATCCATCAGGAATGTGAATCCCATTCAACGCAGTGCCCAGAGTCGCATCACCAACGAAGATGTCATTGTTGCCTTGATGGTCGTGAGCATGAACCACGACATGTTGAGCGTTCGAGAACGATTCAACGATTTTGACCGCAGTTGTTGTGTTCAATACAAACGATGCCGTTGTGAATGTTCCCATGTTCAACCTCTTAGAGCATCAACAATACTTGCAAGTCGTCGTCTTCGGCGACGAACGTGATATCACCCACAGCAGACGCATTCACACCAGCCACGATCGGTGTGCAATATGCGAGCACCGTTTTCGTCGGCACCGGCACAATCTCGAACACTTCCTCAACAATCGGCGTCTCGGTCTTCTTGCGACGAGGTTGGCGATACGGATACGGTCGACCACCCGTCTGCTGAACCGGTGCTGGTGGAGGCGTAGGCGGAACAACAGTCCCAGTCGCCGAAGCGGTCAACCCGCCAAGCGGAGCATCACCAACCGCATCCGCCGACACGATGCCATCAGCCGAAGCCACCACACCGCCCAGAAAGCCCTCTGCTGAGGCGACGACGGTGATGACACCAGTTGCCACCGAAGTCGCCTCTCCGAGCCCCGCAGACGCCTCTCCAGCCACGCTGACGACACCATCAGCCACACCAACCAACCCGCCAAGCGAAGCCGTCGCATCCGCCACCACCTCAACAGTGACCTCGGCAACCTCAGCCAACAGTGCGCCAAGTGGTGCGTCAGCGGTTGCCGTGATGACTGGTGTGATCGTGGCAGTAGCCGACGCCGACAAACCACCGAGGTTCGCAGTTCCGGTGGCGGGTGTCGTGAAGTTGACGCCATCGAGGACGCCGTTGCCGTCGAGCGTCGAGGTGTCGAGTACGAATGCTGGCGACGGACCGCCGAGCCCTACGTCGGCGTCGTCAAGTTCTGACTGGTCGAGGTAGAACCGTGCGACCATGTTGGCCGCTTACGATGCGAGTGTCAGCGAGACCGTGAGTGCGCCCGAGGAGATCGTGAACGTGTCGCCCGCGGTGTAGGCGTTCGCGGTGATGGTTCCCGAGAAGAGGAAGTTTCCTGCTGTTTCGTTGTCCCAGGCGGTGAAGTGTGTTGCGTCTTGCGAGCCGGCGATGTTCGTCCAGGTGATTGCGGCATCAGATGCGATCGCGCCCGTCGAAGCGGCTGCGAACGACGCCGCTTTGCGTGTCGTTTCCGTTGCTGCGTTTGATGTGCCGTTCGCACCCGGGTCACCGACATGCAGTTTGACATACACGGTCGTCACCGCGAAAGAACTGTTGTTGCCGAGCGCATCAAGCCATGCGTTCGCCAAATACGAAGAGATGCCCGTTGCCATTAGTCCTCAACCCTTTCCACGATTTCGGTGATGCGACCATCTTCGCCACGCACCACCTGACGCACCACGGTGCGCTGTTCTGGAACATTGACGTTGACGACGGTTTCTGGCAAGTTGACGACGGGTGGCTCGACATGCACCGAAGGCGGTGAGACATGAATGACTTGCTCGGGCATGTTGAGGTTGAGTTCGCGTGTGCCTGCGTCGTAGACGGTTGCAGGTGCGACAGGGTTGATTGCCGACACCGGTTGGAGTGCCGCAGTCGGAACACCCGTGTGCTCGATCTCTGGCATGTCAAGAGCTGAAAGCACGGCAGCAGGCTGGAAGCCCGACGCAATCAATCGCTGAGCGATTGCAGACTTGCGATCCAAGTCGGCGAGGTTCGCTGCGGTGATGTCAATGTTGGTGAGCGGTACGCGATACACGTCGCCACCTTCAATCGGTGACATGTCTTCGTAGCGGCGCACGTCGTTGACTGAGAGATATCCGTTGTTGAGTCCTGACTGGTATGAGGCGTTGCGTGCGGCGATATCGCCACGCAGCAATCCTGCGGTGGTGAATCGAATGAACGCACGACCAGCGAGCAGGACGCTGTATTCGGACTCAAGTTTTGACAGGTATGGGACTAAAGAATGTTGCAGGAACGAAAGTTGGTTGGCCTCTACGGATGCGTAGCTCATCGCACCCGGCGTCGTCACACCGATCATCGATGGCGGCACACGGAAGATGCGAGCGATTTCTTCGACTGCGAACTGACGCGATTCCAAGAACTGTGATTCGTTCGGATCAACACCGGTCTTCTGGAATGTTGCGCCACCGAACAGGATGCCTGGGCGATGCGAACGACGCAAACCCTTGTGGCCATCCTCGAACGCATCAACAAGATTCTTCGCCTGCTCACGCGACAAGTTGCCGGGGAACTGAATGATGCCTGTCGTTGATGAGCCTTGTCCGAAGAAGCGTGCAGCGAACTCTTCGAGCGCACGCGACAAACCAAGATTCTCTTTCACGAGATCGATGCGTGACTTGCCACGCAACTCACCCGGCAGCACCAAGTCCTTGATGTGAATCATGTCGACGTCTTCGATGCGGTCCTTGGCGTCGTGGACGTAGAACAGGCGACCTGCACCGTCGCGGCGCACCTCGGTACGCTGTGGATTCAGCACCGACAAGGCGAGCACTTCGCCTTCCTCGTCACGGATGATGCGAGTGAAGCTGTTGCCGTTCAGCAGCAGCGAGACGAGCACCTGCTGGAAATGGTCGTCCTTGGTGACGCCGATGTCGGGCGCATCAAGCCACGCTGGTCGTGGCCGGTACTGAAGTCGCACACCCTCTTGGCGGATGTACGAATCAACCGGGAGGCTGGCGATGGTGTCGGCGATGAGGCGCACGCATGCGTACACCGACCCAATCTTGAGTGAATCTTCCTGCGTGACATACACGCCCGAGTTCGTCGTGAACGTGTAGCCGTCGCCGAGCGCGAACAGCGACTGGAACGAAATCGCACGCTCCTCGTCACGCTGTTGACGGTTCGGAACCAGACGGTCGAAGATCACTTCTTATCGTCCTTCGCAACACTGCGAGACAACGCGAACGCTGCACCGAGGCAGGCGATACCGAACACCATCGCCCCGAGGGCTGGTGACACGAGGAAGCCCGCTGCCACTAGGGCAACGATTCCGAGAAGTTCTAGCACAACGACGACCATCCTGACCTCCTAGGTTAGACGAACAATCGTAGTCACACCACGAAGAAACCCGGTGTCGGCTCCTCAACCGGTGTCGTGGTCGCCCGATCCGTAGCCATCGCCAACGCAATCACAGCGTCAATCTTCCGCTTCGACTTACCCTTGCTCAACGTCCACCCACTGTCCTTGACACGCTGCGCAGCCGACAACACTTGGTCGGAGAATATCGGGTTGCCGTCGTGAACGAGTTTCTGATTCACAATCAACTCGTACAGATTCCCGCACGCTGGAATCATGCGTTGCGGTGACTGCGGATATTCCACCATCGGAAACCCGTCCTCAGCCAGGGCTTCGGCGGTGCGCATGAAGAACGCCGGGTCGAACGCAATCTCCTGAATGTCATACTGCTGGGCAATCTCACGAAGGTACGACTCGACAGCGGCCACATCGAGCACGCCACCTTCAGGCAACCAAATCTTCGCCCTCGCAACGATGCGACCATCGACGTGCTGAACCAACACCACGGCGGTCGTGTCACGCTTCAACGCCATGTCAACACCAACCCACGTCGCAGCACCCGGCTGAAGCTCCACACTCGCATCACGACACAACTCCCACGCACCCTGCGGCAACCACGAATCCTCAGCAGTACGAACCCACTGATTGAACCTGTATCTACGCACAGAAATCTCCGACGTCTGACGCACCGCAATCTCCATGTCCTCTATATCGAGCAGACCTTCAGCCAGATTCGGATTCGCCTGCAACCACGCATCACGATCATTCAAGTCACAACCATCAGGAGCCTCCCACCACCAGAACCCGAACTGCTCATCCTCCAACTCACCACGACACACCTTCTGGCCGTAGGCATACAGCGTTCCGCAGATGCTCGACAAGTCATAGCCGGCAGTCGTGATGGCAACAATCTGCGGGTCACGCCTCGCACCCGAACCCAGCGTCAGCGCATCCCACAGTTCCGAGTTCGGCTGAACATGCAACTCATCGAAGATAACCGTCGACGGGTTCAGACCCTGCTGCAACTTCGCATCACTCGACAACACTCGGTAGACGCTGTGCGTCGACGGCACCTCAATCGCATCCCGATACACCTTGCAAATACCACTCAACGCAGGCGACTGCTGCACCTGCCACTTCGCCTCATCAAACACCACACGCGCCTGGCGTCGGTCACCAGCCGCTGAATACACCTCCGCGCCATGCTCACCCTCAATCAACCCATACAGCGCAATCAGCGAACCCAACAACGACT